AATTAAACTGGTCTGACTGGATTCGAACCAGTAACCCTCGACTTAACAGGTCGATGCACTGCCGTTGTGCTACAGACCAACGATCTTGACGGGAATCGAACCCGTAGCCTTCGGCGTGACAAGCCGATGCGCTAACCAATTGCGCTACAAGACCAAAAATATCACAATCAAATTTAATCAACTACTAGTTAAAACCTTTGAACAATAATCATACATTACAATTCCTGATGCCGTTCCTACATTCAGACTACGAACCGAACCATATTGCTTAATATAAAGCAGTTCTGAACACATTTGGATAATTTCTTCAGGAAGACCTACTTGTTCTTGCCCAAGAGCAATGATATAGTGTGTATTGATATCCCATTCATAATCATCAATCGACTTGGCATCTGAAATATTATCAATACCAATCATTTTTACATTTGAATGTGTATCAAAAATATTCTTCATTTCTTCAATCAAATCTGTAGTAGTACGGGCATGAGCAAAATGCGTATAACGATGCGTACCTACAGTACCACGACGATCATATTGTTTTGATCCGTAAATAATTACCTTTGAAGCCAAGAACGCATTTGCATTACGAATAACTGTAGCGATATTGAAATCGTTATATAAATTACTACAAAGAATCGTAAAATTGTTCCTTTTAGTGTCGAGGTCGGCGACGATATCTTCGTGTTTCCAGTAGTGGTAGTGGTCAATGACATTTCTTGTCTCCATGTATATATTATAGCAAGATCCTAGCAGTTGTCAAGGATTCCTTGACATGTTAAGACAAGTTTCTTCGTTTCATCTCTTCGACTACTGATTCTAAATCTTTTTGGGCATCAATCATTTGAGTCTTAAACATTTTACGATCCTTGTACATCTTATCCATTAGGTCTGGAAGAAATCCACGAATATCTTTTCTATAAGTTGTTCCGTTTGCGGCAGTCGAAAGATTCTTTTCTTTATTTTCTTTCAGAACGCTCAATGAAACTGAACCATTGTTTAGAATGTCACTAGGAGAAACAATACCTCTAGCTCCATCATTGGTCGCAGTCTCTGGCGAAATGTTATATTGCATAATAAGATGTGGATAAAGAGAATTAAGATCGTAACTTACGACCCAATCATACATTCCTGTCAATGGTTCCTTTACATATGCACCTGCATATTGCTCGTTCTTTGAACCCTTCTTCTTCGGGGGAATGACAATATTCTTTTGTGCCAAATAATTGTAAATAATAACATCCCATGTTTTTACCTGAGAAAACACATCAGAATAATTAACATTTGCAGAATAGGCAAGAGCAATGGCAAGTTCCATCAATTTAAGTTTTTCTTCAAGTCTTTCGACAAGAATAACATCTTGAATATTATATTCGATGAACTTTTGGAAATTCTTAGTATAGAACTCCTGAATTGTTTCATACTCATCATATGCCAATTTTCCATCACCTAATTCAACTTGAGCAATATGACCAAGACGATATGATTCTTGATTTACATATGTAAAAGTTTTGTAGAGTTCGTAATAATCCATTGTCGATATTCCAATAATATCATAAACTTTACTTTCTACATTATGACCCTTTCGGATGACCATCTTGTCTCTAATTATACCCCAAGGAGAAAGCCTTTTTGCAAATTTCTTACCGAATAATTTTACAATTCTATTATACAGATAAGGTATATCAAAAAAACGAATATTCCATCCCGTCAATATATCGGGATAATCCTCTTCAAACCATTCAACAAAACTAGCAAGTAAAAACTCTTCTTCATGAAAACATTTTACTTCTTCATTGTTCTTTTTTGTATATGCACCTAAGCAAAAAACAACTGGAGGTTTGTCAGCTCTTTTTGCAGTAATAGCAATTACCTTTTCCTCTGGGTCTTCTATCTTTGGAAACCCATTTTCACATGTGGTTTCTATGTCGATGTACATGACATCAATGTTAGAAACATCATAATTAATATTATCACCATAAGTTTCACGAATATATTGATATTCCGATGCAATTTCACCATGTATTTCAAATCCCTTCACATTCGAATATCGTTCAATAAATTCACGATATTCCTGCATATTTTCAAAATCAATTTTACTCAGATTTGAACCACCAATGCTCTTGAATTTTGATGCCTTATCAGTAGTTACAAATAAAGATGGTCGAAATGATATTGTGTCTCGTTTTTTAGATCCATTCTCATTATATCTAACAAGAATTTTAGATCCATAAGAATATACATTGGTATAAAATTTCATAATAAGAGTATATCACCTTTCAAGTATTAATCAAGACTTATCTTTTTCAGAAATATATGCCTGCAATAAAACAATATAATTTATGATATCAATACAAGTATCATTAAATGATTCGTCCTCTACATGCATTTTACCATTATAAACAAATGAGCTCAATCGACTCATTTTATCAGTCAAACGAACAAGAAATCCTTGTTCCGTTTTACATATACCCATATTTTCTACACGAGTAAAATTAGCAAATGGATTGCCACCGCCGCTTCCAGCATAATCTGCATTCTTTTTCTTCATCAATTCAAGTGCAATTTTGCAGAGTTCTTCGTGTCGTTTAAATAGGTCATTATTTATCATATTAAAATACTTTCTAAAGAATTATCATTATTTTCAATCTTAAAAGAAAACTTGCCCTTCTTTGAAAAACACCAAATGTTTTCGATAAAATCATTCGAAAGGTGTTTCTTCAAATCTGTCTTATTTAAAGTCTTAGGTCTTTGTTTGATACGCATACCAATTTGGCCTAGAAAATGGCCAGTCAGCTGTGTGGAAACATAATCTACCATTTCATCACAGGTTTTATGCCGAATACCATTTACCTTTGGATCCATGATATTTATCATCATGACACCAGATGGACTCAGACATTCAAAAGTATTTTTAAGAACAGGAAATAAGAATTTATCTCGCCAATTATCATATTCAGGATATCGACTCCATGATTGGTCTTCTTGTTTTTCTCCACCTTTATTATATTCTTCTGTTGAAAAATATGGAGGAGATGTAAAAATACAATCAATTCCTCTATCTCCTACTTCTTTTTTCCAATCAATATCTTCGGCAGGAAGATTGAACATAACAACATGTTTGATTCCCTTTATTTCAACTCTATTGCCAGTTTCAATTATAGTTGGATTATTACATCCAAGATATTTTTCATATACAATGCATTGTTGTTTATAAATTTTAAATGTATTTGGATTTGGATCACAACCATAAAATTTAATAGAACTATTAGCAGTATAGAAACCAGCCAATCTGTCTCCCCATCCCATACTAAAATCTAAAACTATTTGACTTGAGCAATAATCATAAATTGATTTTGCAACATGTGGTTTAAATTGTGTGGCAACATATGCACCAAGTCTAAATGAACCTCTTATGTTTGTTTCATTTATAGTAGTAGTTCCCATTCTCCAAAATATCCAATTCATTTTTTCTAATAGATTTTTATCATTCCAAATTTCTATTGGAGAGGAAAATCCATAGGAAGAACAAGACATTCTATTTTCTTGTTGAAAGTAGTTACTAATATCATTATAATAATGACCTAATTCTACTAAAAAATGTCCGTATGTTTTAAACGGATATTTGTAATCAGAATATTTTTCTACAACATCCTGTTTATTTGGATAAGAGAAGAAAGATTTTGCTCTCTTATGATAAAGAGAGAGAAATTTATCTTTGACTGTTTCTTCTTCTATTTGTCTAAATGGAAATTTTGGTTTTGCAGTAAAAATATACTCTGCTAGACCTTTTTTGATTTCTATTTTAGTGTTAACTGAATTTAAATATTTCCAATCATTTATAGAAATATCAGGAATTCCATCAGAATTTACTCTGTTTGATATAAATTGCTCGACTGTTTCCATTCTTTACCTGTGCTTCCAAACCCACCATTTCTATCGCCTTTTCTTGAAGGTCTATCTGGTGTATATTGTAAAATTGCTCTATTATTAAAGACCATTTCTGCTTGAGAAATTCTGTCTCCGTTATGTATTCTTATCTTTTTAAGAGAATTATTATAAACAGGAACAAATACCTGTTCAGTATAATCAGCGTCTATTATACCAACAGAGTTTATTAAATTCAAGCCCTGTTTTGTAGAAAGTCCAGAACGAGCATATAATCTTACAGAACAACTACTTGGAATATCAAATATCAATCCAGTTGGAATCAATATTCTCCATTCGGGGGGAATATCAATAAAATTTTTCCCATCCGAATTTTGAACAGTGAGCATATCTATAGTATCGTTTGATTTACTATATCCTTTCACAGAACTTTGATATGACAAATAAGCAGATATATCAAAACATGCCGCATATGTTGATCCGTATGATGGATCAGGAACATTTTCATGCATTTTATGAATTTTTAAGTCCATGTTTTGATTATACCAGTTATAAATTGAATGTCAATTCTCTTCAACTCCAATTATTTACTAGTAATGCTAAATCTTGTGAGTTGACGATTCCATCGTTATTGATGTCGTGGGGATTGGGTTTAAAACTGGCGGCTCCCCAGTCGGCAAGCAACTCCCCCATATCCTGAGCATTTACCAATCCATCATTATTGAAATCACCTTGTAGGGGAAGTCCAACGGTGGTATTGGTTAAAGACCCAGTAACGACATTGCCGCCGACGCAGCAACCGTATACGATGCATTTCGCTGGGTATTGTGGATTAAGCGGTAGATTGTCATATAGAACAACATCGGATCGACCCAATCCAACCACCTTGAAGATGAATTTTGCCATCTGAGCAGGTTCGGTGGTTACAATCCATTGATAACCCAATACTCCATAGCAGTAAAACATTCCATTGCCGTCTTGGGGTGGAACAACTTCATTGCACCAAGTATAGTCGTTTGCAGGAAAGGTGGAATACTCTTGCATGACTCCCACATGGGAACCAACCAATGATACTCCAAGTAGTTGAAGTCTGGTAGGATCCCATCCAAAGGGAACATCAGCCACTACAAATCGCTGTGGATTGTTCTCCGCAG